AGTGAAATCGTTGGTCAAGCTGGTCGTGTCAAGCCCTTTCGCTTGGAACATCTTCAGCTTGAGGAACTTGACCATGAGCCAGAATTCCAGCTTGATCACATCATTGTCGTTCATCACAAAAGCGGTATAGACAGATGGATCGAGGTAACTGTTTACCCACCCGTTGCTGATGTACTGGTAATTGTAGTTCAGACCATCTTGACCGGGAACAGGTAGAAACTCGACATTGCCGCGTGAGACACGGTAACGAACGAACGGGCCGACACTGATCAGCGCGTTAGTAAGCACTTGCCAACCCTGCGGCGACACTGGGCCGTAAGCAGGCCGACGCATGTTCTTGTCCCACAGCGTCTGGTTCAGCATGTGATCGTAGTCGGACGGAGCAGGATACGCACCCTGATTTGCAACCGAGGTGATGCTGTGGGTACGGGTGAGGAATTCCCAATCGTAGTAGGTGATCAGCTCATTACCAGCAGCATTGAGCAATCCCAACAGTTGAATTGCTGTTTCTTCCTGCGATGTGACAAGCTCAACCGGAGCAGGAAGGCCCAACTCTATCGCCGCTTGGCGCGCAATTTGCAGTGCTGTGCCTTCCATGAATACCCCCTATTTACTTGCTCACGAGCTTGGTTTTGGCGTTGACCAAATCGGCCATTTGTGCCTTGAGCATTTCAATTTCGCTGTCGCGCTTCTCAAGTTCAACAGCTAGTTTATTGCTTGCTGCCGTATCGCTGGATGCCGCAAGGAACGCGGCTGCCTTCTGACGCAGGGCATGGCTTCCCATAATCTTCTGTGAAAGTACGTCGGACAGTTCGGCCAACTGTTCAACTGTGTGGATGTGCATCGCCTTGAGTTCGGCAACCTGCCCGACTGTCATTTGCGGCCACACTTCCAGCGGTGTACCTGATACAGCCTGCGCTTGGTTCTTCTTGAATCGCTCGTAGCGATCCGCGAAGCGCTGGCGGTGCTCCATTGTAACCTTGGTATCGATAATCGACTTGGTGTCACCGGGGATGATGATACGAACGAAGTCCACTTCATCATAGATCGGGCGGTTCTCTTGGTCAGACTTGAAGTTGTTTTTGACAGCCTTCACGTAGAATGTAACATACAGCTTACTATCCAGAGCGTGACGCGGCTGTTCTTCCATTACCGCCGAGTCCTCGTATGATGCTAGTGCTTGGTTCATGGTCATTTTCCTTTTTTTCGGGATGTTTGGATATCTGGGCATCCACGTTACCCAGTGTTACGTGTAACTCTTGACCGGCACAATCTCGACAACCATGACAGCATTTGATCCCTGTATTTGGATTCCTTCTGCGTCTTAGTTGGAGTTGTACCAACTGTGACAGATACAGGTGTCTCTCCGATTGTCAGGTAGCCATACGCAGGAGACATCGCTTCCAGAAAGTCCAACACGAAGTTACGCAAATCGGCGGGGGAGATTAAGCCTGATGTGTTGTCTGGAAAATTGGCGTTTGCTTCTGCCATCAGCTCGTTAATCGACTTATGTATGGCCATGTTTAATCTCCAAATCCTGAACTGAAGCCTGCAGCAAACCCATTAATCGGGCCAGGGGTGGCGTCTGTGATGTAAATACCGCCGAGCGGGCCGACACGAATCTTGCCTACAAACGGATCAGTGGGGCGGGTGTCTGGTTTAGTTGAACTTTGAGTGCGCCTGTGGCTGTCACAGGTAAGCCCCCGACATACCCGGCAATCGCGCCGACATCGGCGGCTACCGATCTACTTGTACCCGCCATGGCTATACCATTCTGGAAACGCAAAGGCGCATTAGGGGAGATATGTAGCGCACCCTCCGGTGAGAAACACACTCCCCCTAATGACGGGGCATCTGCTGCCGGTGCCGTCCCTGTGACGTAGATCACGCCTTCAGGTGTCGTCAGGCAGGGCAACATTACGCAAACACCGTAGCCCAGAAGTAGTCGTCAGCAACTACGCCACCAACTACGCGACAGACATGCGTACCTGTCGCGTTGGCTGTTGCCACCCCTGCTACGATGTTACAGCGTCCCCCGTTGGTTCCCGGACTGATTACACCTGCCGCCTTGACCCATTGAGCCAAACCGCCTGTTGCTGCGTTATCATCGACATTTGCTGTGAAGTCCACCTGACCAGTAGTCAGACCTTGATAGGGGGCTGATACTACATATGCGCCTGAGTTCACACCCTCTTGCATGACGTTAATTTTGTAGGCAACCAGCGTGTTGATGCCAACATAGTTGGTATCGGCTGTCGGTCTGTCGGCATCTTGGACATACCCGCCGATGGCACTCTGAACCACTGCTGACGACCAAGGTGTCCCCGCTTTAACCGGACGCCCTGCTGCCAATGCAATGTTTCCTCCTGCTACTCCGTTACTCATGGTTCTCTCCTTGTCTGGATGTGTAAAAAGGTAGGGGCCACCGGGTTCTCCCAATAACCCCTACCGTCAATTACTCAACCATCTTACCTTGGTACTTCAGGCCGGATGAGGTCAAGTTGCCCGCCCATGCCAGAATCTGCACTTCTGCGTCTTGGTTGACGCTGTAACGCTTACCGGGGGAGAGGGGAACCATGTCACGCTGACTGTGTGGGCGGTAGAACATATACTTAGTATTGAGGAAGTAGGCTTCTTTCGAGGCCATGTAACCACCAACGCCACCATCCAGAACCACGTCAGCGTCCATGAACTTGATGGATACAAAACCCAGTTTCGCATCATCCGTCGAACTGAAACGCTGGATTGCTTGCAGAGAGGCCATATACATACCCCAGTAAGCATTGTCCACCACGATCAGGTCAGGGCGGTCGTTACCACGAACCAGCTTGGCCCAAAGGGTGTTGAAATACTGCTGGATGTTTGCCGAGGTCGTTGCACCACCGCCGTCGGTCGTCGCATCGAAGGTCTGATTCTGCCAGAATGGGAACGCGGAACGATCAATACCACCGACTGTGCCGGTAGCAGGCGAAGTAGCGACTTGCAGCTTCAGACCAGTAATTTCCTTACCACCGTAGCCTGTACCATCGCTGTAAATACCCTGCGAAATCAGGTTAGCCATGGTGCTTTCAGCAACAGCGATACGGCCTTCCAGCAGGTCAATGACTTGCTCTTTACCGGCGTTCTGCAACTGTTCCAGACCAGAGATAGTCACTGGGCAAGCAGCTTGCTTGATATCGTACTGTGCAGCACTGATAACGTCTTGTGCAGCAACAGGCAGAGTTTCATAGCCGCTGTAGTAACCAGCGTTCGCGTTTTCAGCAAACGACAGTTCTTGCAGGATGACATTACCGCCTGAGAATTTCTTCATGTTACCGCGCTGTTTCAGGCGGGACAGAAGGGCGTTGTTTTTGGTTACGTTGTCGGCAATGATGCCGGAACGGTTCTGAATAGTGGTCGCAATGACATCACTAATTGAGGGGTTGGCGAAAGCCATGATGTTTCTCCTAAACTGGTTGAGGGATTTTGCCTGTTTTTCTCACGGTGGGCTGTTCAGCTCCATGTGGCACAACGGGCGCGGTGCCTTCAATTGGTTCAGGAATTTGACGAAACGGCGTAGGTGTAGGGTTGATGTCGTCCATAACATGACCGACACCAAGAACCCCTTGCAACAATGGCGAGACTGAGTTTGTCATATCCGCCCTGACACGCTACCTAACGCGCTCTCAATGGTTCCACGTAAATCTGCTGGATTGCCGAAATTACTACCTACACCTGATGGTGCACCGCTCACAGATACCGCTGCTCCTTTGGCCGCTTGGGCCGCTTGGTGGGCTGCGAGGGCTTGTTGTGTCGCCCCCTGTGAACTGTCACGCATCGTAGATGCTTGGTACGTAACCTCATTCATCCGTACAGCTTTATTATATGCCTCCTGAATTGAAATGTACACGCCTTTACGTGAATTTATTTCAATAATATCCGCCATATCTTCACGAACATCATCAAAATAGGGGTATTGTGGATCGACGGCCATTTGTTCGACTGTCATGACCGCTTCTTGGCTAGCTTTCTCAGCCTGTATTTGCTGCTGACGCTGTGACTGTTGGTAGAAGTTCATCAGTGGGGCCAGCTTCTGTTCTAGCAACTGTTCAATCTGGGTCTGTTGCTGAACAGCAGGGGGCATTTCAACCCCAGCGAGCATCGAGTCCAGCGCTTCGATATCCACTCTGAAATGCTTGACCATACTGGCGATCAGTTTGGCCTTGTCGGCTGGCGATCCAACAGTCAGCGTCCGTTCCACGTTAAGCATGTTGCTGATGGCCTGAATCGGGTTACCACCGTGGACATGGTTGATCCTGTCCATATGAGGAGCAATGGCTTCCTCAACAGCGGAAAGCCGTTGCCTGTCTGCTGCTGTCTCTTGAAGGTTCCGAAAGACATCCCCCTCACGACGAAGTACTTCCTGTCGAGCCTTTAACGGTAACTGTGTCCATAGTTTCTTGGCATCCCCTTTCCAACTAGCGGGCGGGCGGTCAATACGGTTAACCGCCTCCTTGGTTACTTCGGCTGTGGGGGTTTCCCCGACGACTTCGGTAATGGGGGCGGGTTTAGCGGCGTCACTAGAGGCGGGTTCTGTTCCTCCGGCGGTGGGACTTCCAGTGTCTTGATCTGCGCTCGGAGTTCCTTCACTACTCGCTTCACTCGGCGCTGATACGTCCATTGCAGGAACCGCTGGTGCTGCCGTTTCAACCACTGGTACTGACTCATTCGCATTTTCGCTCTCCGTTACTGCTGCTTCAATAGCGCTTCTCAAGTCACTCATGATTATTATCCTTATTTATAGAACTGTCTTTTCAGGGCTTCTCTGATAGCAGCCCTGTCCGGTTTGTATTCATTCACAGACGGCTTCGGTGGAAGACCCTGTAAATCCGCTGTTGGAACCACGTTATGAATCCTGCAATGCTCTCGCATACCAGCGCGCCCATGAATAACGCTGCGATCAATGGGAGAGACAAAATCAGGAAGGTCAGGGAGAATACAAGCAGATACATTTCTCGATTGTCCCGCATAGTATTCCTCCTTTGGTACCCAATGTTTTGTCACTTCATCCCAGATGTACTTAGCCATTTTTGGCTTTCCGCTTCACTGGTGCTTTGACATGTTTCGGTGGAACTTCGTCAGTTTCATCCGAAGCCTCAGGCTCATCGGGCACTTTGATAGTGCCTTCGGGAACGGTATTTTCCGCTTCATCATAATAGCGAACCTCCCCGGTTTCGATATTCTTAAGCATCCTGCGACCGTTGAGGCTGGATGCCTTGACTGTGCATGAAATGTCTACCCATGGCTCACTCATCTTCACTCTCCTCTAGTAGTTTGGTCTTCAGTCGATAACCCTCGAGCGCCCAAATCTTGTCGCGGGCATTGCTTCGGGCGATCTTTCTGCCTATAGCAACGTCGAAGTTCTCTAGACTGGCGGCTGCACTTTCACCAATTACTGAGAATCCGTTTTTAAGTGTCAAGCAGCACACCGTCAGCGTCGTGCCGGGGAAGACGTGGTAGTCCTCACCGGCAATTACCGCGTCAATCTTCTCGGGCGAGAGGCGCGGCGCGTTGAGTCCCTTGGCTTGAATTTCAGCTTCAATTGATTGTTCGTCTTTACTCATCTTCACTCTCCTTTTTGGAATCGGTTGCTTCTATGGTTGCCATCTTCTGACTGTTCAATGCCGCCTGCTGTTCCATCTTAAGCGCAAACTCAGCCTGCATCTGCTGCATCTTCAGCATGAACTCCTCCTGCATCTGCTGCATTTCCATCCTATGTTGTTCAGCATCCATCTGCATCTGCTGCTGTTGCGTCTGGGCCTTCAACTGTGCTTCTTGTGCCTTGGTCTGCTGCTCGGCCTGCATCTTCTGCATTTCCATCTGATGTTGTTGCTGCATTGTCTGCATCTCAGCCTGTGCCTTCTGGGCCGCAGGGTCAGGCGGGGGAGACGGTGGGTTCTGAATCTTTTTCATGATTGTCTCCAATGTCGAATCAATCACGCTCTCAAGCTCTTGCGCTCCTTTGAAGCCAGCAATGGTGAATTTCAATGTCTCGAACAACACCGGGGCAGACTCAGGGATGGCCTTCATGGTCGTTGCTGCCGACTGTAGGAAGGTCGCCACTGAGTTGATCATTTCAACTTTGTCTTGTTTCTGCTGCGCATAATCTGCCTGCGCAAGAGAATCGGCTTGGACTTTGACACGCCACTCGAATTCTTCATGATCGCCCTTGAGTAAAGCGACCGCCTCATGAATGAGTGGTGCATTGGCGCTGTCAAGGTAGTACTGCATGTTGGAGAGCTTGAGAATCTGTTCCGGTAGGAAATGACGGCAAATAATCTCAGCTTTGATGCGAAGAATATCCTGAGCGAACCGGGCAACTTCATCTTGCAGCTTCTGGATACGAACAGACGCGAACTGTGCCTTGAGGTTTTGCGCCCCAAGTGTCTCGCTCGCCTTCGTATTCCCTCGAACAATGTCAGAAATGCCAGTAAGTTCATAAATCTGTCCCTTGATGTCATCACGAGCTTGGCGTAGCTTCTCCAGCGCGTTGATCACAGCATCCAGTGGGAGCCAGTCAATCACACCCTTCACACCGCCCTTCTCACTGAACATTGCCCAGTTATCCACAGGGATCAGCGTATTCTCGCTGCCCTGCTGGAGCATACGTTGAATACCCGTTGCCGACTGGTCGTAGACACCCACTACCTTACATGCCTGTACCAACAGCGAGATACGGTTGTTGATCGTATCCATTTCGTTGTACTGGTCTTGAGTCAGATAGAAGTCAGCCACTGGGATACAGTTGGATGTTGTGGTCAGGGCGAACAGGGGCTTGGGGCAAGGCTCGAAGTCTTCCAACTGTAACGGGTCGTCCTTCTCATCCAGCAGTTCAGGGTAGGCTTTCGACAACCACAAAACTTTCCGGGTTTGTCTGTCCCAAATCTCGTAGATGATCGCCTTCTGCAAGACCTCGTTTTGTGGGGAGTTACTACGGTCTTCATGGGCCTTGGGGTTGTAGTCCATCGGGACGGCATTACCCTTCTCCTCACCGAAGCGAGCTACCAGCGCATCCTGATCCATGTAGACCTTGCGGCCAACCCATCTGCGCTCTTTCCACGTCCTGCATGGGGAGTACAGAAAGTCCTCCCAGTGAACATGGTCGATCATGACTTCTTGGCGCGTGACTGTCTCGAACGTCGCGGCGTCTTGCACCTTCTCGCCGGTAACTGTGTCCCACTGTTCCTCCAAGGTCTGTTCCTCGGTGTCAGTCTCGACACGCAACCATGCGACACCCATACCGGGAACCAGCCTGTCCTCAACAGCATCGCGCATCACCTGATCGAAGTCGCACTCGGGCTCATCAATGTCCTGCATGACCGCGTTTTGCAACATCATGGACGCCACACGTGCGGGGTCATCCATGGACTGACTAAATCGTCTGGAAACGCTTATCTTGGGTATCTTGGCATACAGGCTGGACTGCAAGATGCCGACGTTGGTAGTGAAGATGTTGAACTTCCTCTCCGTCGAGTCCACCGAGTCGCGCTCGTCCTTGAACCGGCGTACCACGTCTCGCCCGGTCTTCTTGAACTTGTCCTGCTCCTTCTCACACATGGTAATCTCGTCACGCCAGCGCTGGTAACGCCCCTCTGGCGTAGCGTCAGCCTTAGTGACGGACTTGATCTTACTGGTGTTGCTGTCATATGCACTCATGGTTATATCCTGCGATGTGATCGAACGGGGGCGTCCTCGAACAGTTGGTCGAGGGTCATATCCTGTATGGTTGGCGCTTTAGTGGGTACTACGGTCAATGCTGGGCGCGCTAGGGACATCATGCGACGCCCTAGGAGGGCTAGTGTATCCACACCATCGTCTACGCCTTGGCCTACTGCATTGGGAAACATAAGGAGCTCTTTAGTCAGCCACGTAGTAAATGGCGCTGACGGGGGCAGATAAACCTTACGTCGCTTGAACTGTCCGCGTAGGCCCGCTGCGCGTGTCTCCTTGTCCTGCCCTCTCATGGGCAACATCTTCCATGGAACGCTAGTACCCAGCTCTCTGGCTTTAGTCGCTACAAGTGGCATGAAGACCTTCGCCGCGTTGTCGTCATCTATGAGGGCCTCACGGGGGTGGTACGTCTGCGACAGTGCTACTAGGCGCGACGCACTTACTGCTACGTCCACCCTAGCACGCTCAGCATGCACCACGTCCCAGTCACCCTTGGCGTCGATAGCAACGACCGCATGCACGGTATAGTCTCCCTTGTTGACCGACAAGGCCAAGTCAGTCATAAGATACGTAACACTATCGGCGGTGAGAGCGGGCGTAGGCCTAAACTGTATGTCCTCTGTGGACACCCAGCTGCCTTCGTCTGCAGGCGGCTCTTGTTGGTACAGGGTGCGCCACTTAAAGTCATCGCGCTTAGCATCTAGTACCATCTCGTGGGTATACCACTCAGGCCACAGGCGCTCTCCAGGGGCTCTACCTAGGGGGTCCTGCGTAGACGTGCACTCCATTTCGAGCTTCAAAACACGCTGCCGGCGCGTAGGCGTGGCGATGTTCCTATCAATTAAGTACCCTGCTAGGTCATTTCGTGCGAGCCGTTGGCATATTAGGACGAGCTTAGCTTTGGGTTTAAGCCGTGTAATGAAGTCTGTCTCATACCAGCTATGCACTTTAGCTAGTTGCGTGAGTGAGGAGGCCTGCTCAAAGCCGCTAATGGGGTCATCTATAATCCCTAGGTCGGCACGGAAGCCCAAAATACCTGTTCCTACGCCTGCGCCATAAAACTCGCCCTTCTGCTCAGTCGCCCAGCGGCCGGCAGATTTACTGTCCGTTGATAGCTGGACGCCGAAGAGAGCCTCGAAACGTGGGTCACCCACTATATTACGGACGCGCCTACCCCACTTTTCAGCCAATTCAGTTGAATACGAGCAGGTTAGTACGTGCCCTTTAGGCTGTTTTCCTACAAAGTACGACGCTAGCGCGACGCTTGTGTAGGTTGATTTAGCGCTACCGGGCGGGGCGAGGACAATCAATTCATCGTATTCATCAGCTAGCAACTCGTCTATTGCTGTGCAGATGAGCTGGTGGTGGGCGGCGGGGACGCCTATGTCCATATATGTAGCATACTCAGCGAGCGAGGCCACGGCTCTATCGCGGCGGTCAAGTAGTCTAAATATGTCGTCTAATGTAGGCATGCGTCTGATTATAACACAACGTGGCGGCGTGGGGAAGCATTATTTTTACTTTTCTGTGTAAAGTATCTAGTAGCCTATTTTGAAATACGGAGTACGCGGGACTTCGTTACCCCGCACTTCGCACCCCGCCCTGCCACTGTACCCGGGGGTGCCTAGTCCCTGGTCCTGATCCCCAACCGTAAAGCGAACGTAGTGAGCACAGGTGCGGACGTAGATCATGCTAAGCACTATGTGCATTGCGCAACGCGCCCATGCATTGTGCCATGCCGTCTTACATGCTACGTGCCATGCCACTAGTCAGCCGCATAATAATGACAACATTCTGTTGCGCGTTTACGACGTTTAATTCGACGTACGTATACATTTATATACGTTTCGAATTTCGTTGACGAAAAAGGTGTCCAATTACGACCGTATCGCGCTTTAACGCGTCGGTCTGAATCGATAAATCGACAACGTCGACACGTTCCTGGACTTGCGTAGCAACCAGGTACCTACAATATGCGCGAAGCGCTCACAATGTTCTTGCCGAGCGAAGCGAGGCGATTTTCAAACATAAGTAATATCTATATAGTCATAAGTAATTCTAGCTGTACGCAGGTAGCTATCTGCGAGATAATGATTCCACTGAGTCGCCCGACTCAGCAATAAGGACTAAGGAGAAGTAATCATGGCACGCAGTAGAAAAATACCACCCGCAGAAATAATTGAAAACCTGGCAGTAGCTGAAGGCGTGACGGTCGAAGTCGCAGCTGAAATAGAGAAGGCTGCGAAGCCGCTGGGAATTGGGTCCTTTATTAAGGAACACATTCGCACCGCAGAATGTACAAATAATCAGATACTAGAAATGGTGAAGCTGCAGTTTCCTGAGGCAAAGACAAGCTATGCATGTGTGGCTTGGTATAGAACACAGCTACGTAAGGCAGGCGAAATCGGTCCGCGCGGTTTTGCGAAGAAATCTGAAGTAGCAGAAAATGCTGTTCGCTAGACTTAGCGCTGCGATCGTCTTGTTCTGGCTGGTCGCAGCCGACTACGCAGCACTTGGGATTGTATTTATTTTTATCTGGATGTATTTAGTTGAAATGGAGAATTAATTATGTACCACTACACGAGTAAAAAAACGGTGTACCTGGAGTATGGCTTTGATTCTGATTTTGGGTACGGCTCTGATGAGTTTGATGCACAAGCTGAAAACATCATACTTAGCACTCTAAACAGTGATTATGACTGGGTTGACGAAGATCACGAAATAGCAGAGTATTAAGCGCAAGGCGCTAAGTGGGAATAACTCTCATTTAGCGCCACTTTTTCATTCACTGACGGCTGGTTCTAAAATTAAAAAACGATCCACACACATCTCCTCAAGTGAAACTTGTCCCGTGGTAACGGACTGCACGTCCAGTGCAGTAGATTCTAAGAAATATGCACGAAGTGCTCATTATGGTCCTAAGTACAAAGTGCGAAGCACCTCATGTTCTTTGCTCCGCTGACGCCCGTCATACCAGGGCCCTAAACGGACCGGAAATTTTCTGACGGGGCCGAGGCCGTACAAAGAACATAGTACTGCGCCCCAGCCACATTTAGCTAGTCCTCAGTACTAGGCCTAAGTATATCGCGCCTAGTACCACATACAGGGCACGTACAGATGTCTTCGTAGGCCAGTCTACGTAGCTCCTCAGTAGAGAGCCCATCCAGCTCAGCCAGCCCATAAGAGCTCAAGCTACGTTGCGTTGCTTTCTTTACTTCCAGCTCAGCGCTTAGTAGCTTGATGTAGACTGACGGGTGGTCTGCAATGAATCTTTGCGGATTCGCGTAGAACAATTGAAGGCCCACGTCTAGGACATCTTCGAGCGGGTCCGGCGGGGGCGATTCTTCTGCCTTGCGCGGCGTGATAGCACCACGGTTTTGTCCTACTTCGGGTCCTAGGCAGCGGCCCGCGCGGGCGTCGTCTTCGGTCCAAATACTGAGCTCTAGGTCCTCGGGGCCTAGTCTTTTTTGTATCCCAATCACCGAGATGGAGCACCACCCGTTGCTGTAGTCGTTGCCGGTCCAAACATCGTTCATTTTTAGTCCTCACTCGCTTAAATTTTAATCAAAAATGCTGGTTATGCGCACTTAAAAAAATACTATACACGTCATACGCGGTCGGCCGAGGGCGATTTGTGTATACAAAACAAGTACTTAAGTCTAATTTATACGCCTTATACACTTCTTTTTTATAGTTTAACATAATATTAAATGGTTTTATAATATTTTCGGAAATATCGATTTTCGGCCGCCGAAGTGTATGAAAATATCTTTTTTAGATATTTTTCGTACGCGTACGTCGTCCCAAGTACAAAGTACAAAGTGCGACGTACGCAGCCCATAATTTATCTAGGCGTACGAATTTTATTTTCGCTTCGGCCGCCGCACCCATATTCTGCCGCCACCACCGTCGAAAGAGTCAGGGCATTGTATCTGCTCAAAACCAAGTGTCTTCAATGGCCTCGCCACTAATTTAGCCTTGTATGAATCAAACTGGTCAAGGCCCAAACGAAGTAGTAAGTGCGAAGTGCGAAGCCCATATTGCCCCGGCTTAGCGGGAATAACCGGTATGTTGTTGTTGCCTGCACTGAAAAGTTCGACTTTGCAGGA